AAGCTGAAAAACGATTTATTGAAGATTAGGGGATTTCAAATAGTCAACACCTGTGTATCTTTAAAGTAACGATATATCAGACGATAGAGTCTGCAAGGTGACTGTGAACCTAAATCACTGCAAAAAGGACCAGAGATGTACTCTGCAGAAAAAATAGAACTAGACGAAGACACTACTCGTAAACTACCTGAACCACAGGGTTACAAACTATTAATAGCAATACCAAAATTAGAAGAAAAAACTAGTGGTGGTGTTATTATTCCAGACAAATTAAAAGGGATGGAGCAAACTGCTTCTATTATAGGATTGGTCATAGCTTTAGGAAAAGCCGCATATAATGATGCAGACAAGTTTCCAGATGGCCCATACTGTAAAGAAGGTGATTTTGTAATATTCAGATCATATTCTGGAACAAGGTTTAAGCTCAGAGGTGAAGAATTTAGATTGATCAATGACGATACAGTTGAAGCTGTGGTTGATGATCCTAGAGAATATACGAGGGTGTAATGGAAAATACAGCAGAAAAAATAGAACAAGAAATTGATATGTCTAACGATCCTATAGAAATAGAAGAGATTGATGACACACCAGAAGCAGACAGAGGAAAGCCTAAGAGAGCAGAAAATACAGAACCTCAAATACCAGATGATGACGAGGTATCTAAATACTCAGGTGATGTACAAAAAAGAATTAAACAACTTAAATATGAGTATCATGAGGAAAGACGGCAGAAAGAAGAAGCTGCCAGAACTAAAGAAGAAGCAATTAGTGCGGCTTCTAAGCTCATGGAAGAAAATAAAAAATTAAGAAAAACCCTTGATGATGGCGAGGGTGTTTTAGTTGAGCAGGCTAAAAGCAGAGTTCAAGCTCAGTTAGATCAGGCTAAACATAAATATAAAGAAGCATATGAGGCAGGCGACCCTGACAAGTTAGTTGAAGCACAAGAAGAGTTAAGTGCAGTACAAAACGAAAAGTTCAGAGTAGAAAGCTACAAGCCTCCTGTAAGAGCAGAAGAGCCTGAAGTGTCTCCTCCACTCAATCAGGCTCCTGCACAACCACAAGTGCAAGCGCCTACTGGAAGAGATAAAGAATGGCTTGATTCTAATAGTGACTGGTTTCAAAAAGAGGGTCATGAGGATATGACAGGTTACGCAATGGGCGTACACCAAAAACTAGTTAAAGCAGGAATTAATCCTAAACTAGATACAGAAGAATATTTTAAAAGAATTGATGATGCTATGGGAAAAGCTTTCCCAGATCATTTCCAAGACAAGCAGAATGTTGAGACAGAAGAGGTAGAAGCACCTCAACGACCTGCTGGTAACGTGGTTGCCCCTGTTAATAGAAGTGCAAAAAAACCACGCAAAGTGCAGCTAACCTCCACCCAGATAGGACTCGCTAAACGTCTGGGAGTTACACCTGAACAATATGCAGCGCAACTATTGAAGGAGTCAATATAATGGCTAATCGTGACCCACGCACACTTGAGACAAGAGATACATCAGAACGTAAGGTAACTTGGAAACGAGCTAATGCTTTACCAGACCCCGATCCACAAGAGGGAGTAGAATTCCGTTGGATTCGCACATCAACACTTGGTCAAAATGATAATACTAATGTTTCATCTAAATTTCGTGAAGGTTGGGAGCCAGTAAAACTAGAAGATCACCCAGAACTTAAAGTTTTACCAGATGTCGATTCCAAATTTAAGGGTAATGTAGAGGTTGGGGGACTGTTACTTTGCAGGAACTCAAAGGAAAACATGGATGCTCGAAGGGAATATCATCAGCAAAAAACTGCTAGTCAAATGGCAGCCGTTGATAATAATTACATGAGAGAGTCCGATCCACGTATGCCAGTACTCAGACCAGAGAAAAGCACACGCAAATAAGAAATAAATTTTAACTTTTTTTAAATGAAGGAGACAGTATATGTCCGCAACAGCAGCTCCTTTCGGTTTAAGACCAGTTGGCAATCTTTCTGGAACTTACAATGGTTCGTTCCGTCAGTATCCAATACTGAGTACTGAATCAACAAGGATTTGTTTCGGCGATCTAGTCAAATTGACAGATGCTGGAAGCACAACCACTATCCAAAAGGATACTGGTACTACATCAGCAACACCTATAGGAATATTCTTAGGTTGTCGCTACACTGATCTAAGCACAGGTCAAACACAATTTAGTCAGCAATGGTCTGGCACAGCTCATACTAATGGTATGGTTTATGTTTGTGATGATCCAAATGTATTGTTTGAAATACAGGCAGACGGCAGTGTGAATGATGATGATATCGCAGCTAACGCAGCTTTAGTACAAGGAACATCAAATGCAACTTTAGGTATTTCTAGAGTATCACTTGATATTAGTACTGCAGCTAATACAGCGGCCTTACCAATAAGAATCGTAGACTTCAAAGGCGGTTTTGATGGTGATGAAAAAGGTACATCATTTCCTATAATGGTTTGTAAGTTTAATACAGGTCATCAACTTGGTATCGGTGTCGTTTCTGGCAACGCACCATCAGCAGCTTAATAGGGAGATTGAACTATGGCTATTTCAAGAGCGCAACTCCTTAAAGAGTTGTTACCGGGTCTAAACGCCCTTTTCGGTCTAGAGTACCAAAAGTACGAAGACGAACATGCAGAAATCTATGACGTTGAAAATTCAGAGCGTAGCTTTGAAGAAGAAGTCAAGTTGTCAGGATTTGGTGCAGCACCAATCAAGCAAGAGGGCGCAGCTATATCTTACGATACAGCTCAAGAGTCTTTTACTGCTAGATATAACCATGAAACTGTTGCAATGGGTTTCTCTATCACTGAAGAAGCGATGGAAGATAACTTGTATGACTCACTATCAGCGAGATATACAAAAGCATTAGCAAGAGCTATGGCTTATACTAAGCAAACAAAGGCAGCTTCATTGCTTAATACAGGTTTTGACACTTTCACAAGTGGCGATGGTCAGTTCTTATTTGATACAGATCACCCAACTGTGCAAGGTGGAAACAACCGTAACAGACCAACATCTGGTGCTGACTTAAATGAAACTTCACTAGAGCAAGCCGTTATTGATATTGCAGCTTTCGTAGACGAAAGAGGCTTATTGATTGCAGCTAGACCTAGAAAGTTAATCATTCCACCGGCATTAATGTTTGTTGCTACAAGAATTCTACAATCAGAATTAAGAGTAGCGACTGCAGACAATGACACAAATGCATTAAGATCAAATGGGTCAATCCCAGAAGGCTATTCTGTTAATCACTATTTAACAGACTCAGATGCTTTCTTCTTGACTACAGATGTTCCTAATGGAATGAAGATGTTCGTAAGAACACCTATGTCAACTGCAATGGATGGAGATTTCAACACAGGTAATGTAAGATACAAAGCCCGTGAGAGATATTCATTCGGTGTATCAGATCCATTAGGTATGTATGGATCACCGGGTGCATAAATAAAATAATATAGAGGGGCGTAAATCGCCCCTTTACTTTTTCCCTTAACAGTTACATGGTGTAACTGACACTTGCCAAGATAAGGAGATTTACATGGCTAATACAACTTTTAACGGAGCAGTCCGTTCCGAAGGTGGATTTACATCCATATCTAAAAATAGCACAAGCGGTGCTATCACAACCCTCTCAAGCATTAACTCAAGCGGTGTGTCATCATTTGACGCAAACACACTTTCTGTAGAAGCAGGTACAGGTATAACAACTGGTACTGGAACTTTATATAAAACTGCTGTTCAAAGAGTTGGTGGAATTATCACAACAAGAATTTTAATAGACCTAACAGGTTTAAGATCAACAGGCTCTGGTGACATCATTGGTGTTAACGGAACTGCATTGGTTTGTCATATTGGTCAGATAACTGCTGCTCAAAATGGTACAATCTTAACAGGTAGTATGGAATGTTTTGAAGCACCAGCAGGTGGCGATCCAGACATTAACATACACTCTGCAACAGAAGGTACTGGTGTAGAAGATGGTGCTATTGGTGATTTAACTGAAACATTAATGGTTAATGCAGGTGATGCAACATTAGGAAGCAAAGTTTACTTTGAAGCCGTTCCAGCCGCTGATCAATTCTTATATCTAACAACAGGTGCTGCAACAGATGCAGATTACACTGCTGGTAAATTATTTATAGAATTAATGGGCTACGCAGCTTAATTATGGGGGCTTGTCCCCCATCTTTTTAAGGAGAGAAATATGTCAGGTCGATCAGACACCAAGGCATTTAATATTAATCAAGGTGACTCTGCTGCTGTTCTAGGTCCTCAAAGGTCTAGAATTAGGCAGGTTGTTATATTTGGTAATGCTGCTGGTGTATTAACAATAAAGGATGGATCAGGTGGAGAAACTTTATTACTTCAAAGTTTTCCTACTGGGTTACATACATTGAACTTACCGGATCAAGGAATATTAGCTGAGAGTGGTGCTTATATTCATGGATTTACTGGTTCAGGTAATAAGTTAACCTTGTTCTTGTCATAATGGCTACTAAGGGAACAATGAAAGGCCACACAATAGGGGGCGGTCATAAACGCCCTACTAAGTCAGGCGCAGGCATGACTAAAAAAGGTGTGGCCAAATATCGCAAAGATAATCCCGGATCAAAACTAAAGACAGCTGTTACTGGTAAAGTAAAAAAAGGTAGTACTGCAGCCAAGAGACGTAAGTCTTACTGTGCTAGATCAGCAGGACAAATGAAACAATTTCCTAAAGCAGCAAAGAATCCCAACAGTCGTTTAAGGCAAGCTAGAAGAAGGTGGAAATGTTAATGGAGAAGAATGTTCAGTCTTTGCAAATAGAATTTGCTGAATGGAAATCCAAACAAGACTATCTTGTAAAGCATGTTGATGAGTTAAGAGCAGACATGACAGATATTAAGAGAGCAGTCTTTCAAGCTAAATGGATGTTGATTGGTGCTTTAGCAGTGATAGCTGTAACTAATACAGGAGCGGTAACTGAATTATTATCGTTACTTAAATAATGATATCAAGAACTACAATGAACAAACAAATGAAGGGAAATAAAATGGCATTACCAAAACCAAGGCCAAAGGCAAAGAAAAAAATAGGTGACGACTTTGTTGCTGGAGTTAAAAGTTTCTTTACCGGTTCTAAGAAAAAAGTTCCTGACAGCAAGAAAAGCCCTATTAGAAAACTAGCTGATGCTAAAAAAGCTAAAAAAGAAAAAACTCTTAAATCTCAAAAAGAGTCTACAAAATTTATGGGTAAAAAAGCAGGTGCAACTGTTGATCCTAGAATTGTAAGAAAAGCCAAACCTAAAAAAGGTCCTGTTGTAACCAAAGAACAGCTAAAGAAATCAGGTTTGAGTCTTCGTGATTACATGAACTTTCAACAAGGTAAAACTAGAAAGAAAGGTCCTGTAGTTCCTAAGAGAGTTGCTCCATCAGCTGGTGCTGGTAATGTTAAGACAGGTGACAAAAGACGTAATGTTCCTGTTAAAAAACGTTATGGCGGTTCTATGAAAAGGATGAAGTAAAATGCCAGATTACAAAACAAAAGGTGGCGGTAAAATATCCACAAAAAAATCTATATCTAAAATAGGGCAAAAACTATTAGGTATGAAAAATATAAAAAAGAAACCTGTAATAAAGAAAAACATTGGTAAGATGTTAGAAACATTTTCTCCTGCTTATAGTGTTATGAAGGGTAAAGGCCCAATATCTGGTGCTTTAGCTCAATTAGGAAAAACAGGTATGAGTCCTATTGGCTCTCTTGCTTTGGATAAAAGAGAAGAAGCAAAGAAAAGAAAAATGGCTATGGCTGCAGGAAGAAATGTAGGTAAGTCAGGTAACAATAGAATGACTCCTATGACAGGCATGATGGCTGGTGGCCCATTGAAAAGAAAGAAGTCAATAGATGGTTGTGCTATGAAGGGAAAGACGAGGGCTGTATAATGATTGATGATATATGCCCTATTTGTAAAACAGCTATAAAAGAAACAAAAGAAGATTCTGTTCAATGCACAACATGCCAAGCTGTTATATCAGATGACGCTAAATGGGAAAGCTCATTTGGTTATGAATGGGTTAAAGAATTAAAAGAGATTCAAGATGCCCAATCGTAACTATCGTGGTGAATACGATAATTACCACAAGAAACCTGTTCAGAAGAAAAGAAGAGCTAGTAGAAACACAGCTAGGTCTACTATGAAAACTGCAGGCAAAGTCAAAAAAGGTGACGGTAAAGATGTTGCTCACAAGAATGGCAATCCTAAAGATAACAAAAGAAAAAATCTTACAGTAAAGCCTAAGTCAGTTAACAGGTCATTTGCCAGAACAAGCAAAGCAAAAAAGGTTAACAGGAGAGCTTAGTGAAAATAACAAGATTAAATAGTGGTGGCTTTTTAACATCTGGCAGTGATGCAGGTGATCTAGCCATACTTCGTAAAGCAAAGAATATAGATGATGGTTCAGGCATGAAAGCTGGTGGCCCAGTAAAGGCAAAGCTAAAAAAAGTATCTTCTATGTTAAGGAAAGCATCTAAAGCTCATGCAGGTCAGGCAAAGACTCTGGATGCAATAAAGATGAAAGAAGGCGGAAAGACTAAAAGTAAAGTTAATGAAGCCGGTAATTACACAAAGCCCGGAATGAGAAAGCAAATATTTAACAGAATTAAGGCAGGTGGCAAGGGTGGTAGACCCGGTCAATGGTCTGCTAGAAAAGCACAAATGATGGCTAAAGCTTACAAGAAAGCAGGTGGCGGCTACAAATAAGGAATGATACATTATGGACCCAGTTACTATATCTGTCGCAATGGGAGTTGCGAATAGCGCATTTAACGCTATTAAGTCAGGATTCGCAGCAGCAAGAGATATAGAGCAAATGAGTGGGGACATAGGTCGTTGGATGGGAGCTGTCTCAGATATTGATAATGCGGAAAAGCAAGCTAAAAATCCTCCCCTGTTTGGCAAATTGTTTAAAGCTGGTTCTATTGAAGAGGCAGCTCTCGCTGCTTATGCAGCCAAGAAGAAACTTGAGGAACAAAGGTACGAACTCAAGATGTTTCTAAACTTAACTCATGGACCACAAGCTTATGATGAACTTCTGCAAATGGAAGGCCAAATAAGAAAAGAACGTCAAAAGACAGTTTACAAACAACAGCAACTAAGAAGACAAGTAGGTGAAGGTATTGCTTGGATATTCTTGGTTTTAGTTGTTGGAGGCTTTATGTTGTTAGTAGCATCTATCTGGTTTAAGAAAGCTCATGCAGAAGGATATAAGTACCAGCCTAAAAAATTAACCAGACAACAACAAATTAATAACGGCACTATTAAACAACCAGTTATGACAACATGTAGGTTAAAAATACAAAAAGTATTTAAAGATAAGATGGCTTGCGTATATGTAGGCGCACAAAGAACATATGAATTAGAATTTACAGACATTCATATAGGATGCCCTCGCAAGTATAAATGTAAACTTAATCCTAATGGTAAAGAACCTTCTATAGATCAGGTTATGGAAAGCTTGAGGAGTATAGCTAAATGAAGCAAAAGAAATTGCAAACAGCAAGCAAATATAATGAATATGATTTAGATGGTGACGGTATTGTCTCTGATGAAGAGATAGAAAACGCTAAAGCTATAAAAGAGACAGAAACTCAATTAAGGAAACAGCTTGCTCAACTAAGGATGGCAAGATATACTTTAGTTGCAATGGGAGTATTTACAGTTGCAATGTTTGTTATTGATATTGAAAGAGTAAAGGCTTTGTCAGATATTAGTAATTTGTTTTATTTAAGTGGGGCAGGCATTGTTGGGGCTTATATGGGTACAACAGCTTGGATGAATAAAAAGTAATGTCTAGTTTAAAAAAATCACAAAGGAGCTTAAAGGCTTGGGGTAAACAGAAGTGGCGAACAAAAAGTGGTAAACCTAGTACACAGGGGCCAAAAGCAACCGGCGAGCGTTATTTGCCTGCGAAGGCAATTAAAGCTTTATCTTCCTCTGAATACGCCGCCACTACGGCTAAAAAGCGAAAAGCAATTAAGCGAGGAAAACAAGTGGCTAAACAGCCAACTAAGATTGCACGAAAGACGAAGTCTTATAGAAAGGTCACTTAAATGGCAGTAGTAGTACCAGATATACCAGATTTATTTGAAGAGGCTTATCAAAGAGCTGGATTAGAATTAAGAACAGGTAATGATCTAAGAAACGCCAGACGTAGTTTTAATATATTAACTATGGAATGGCAGAATAGAGGCCTGAATCTTTGGACTATAGAAGCAGGTACTCAAGTATTAACAGCTGGTACAGCAACGTATACTCTTCCTGCAGATACTGTTGATGTAATAGAGCATCAAATTAGAACAGGCACTGGAACCAGCCAGACAGACACAAACCTTACAAGAGTTAGTGTTTCAACATATGCCAAGCAATCAGCAAAGAATACAACTGGTAAACCTACACAAATATTTATACAAAGGCTTGCAGCTTCCACAACAGTGACCTTATGGCCTGTGCCAGATAGTGCGTCTACATATACTTTGTCTTATTATAGAATTGCAGGAATTGATGGTATTTCATCTGGTATAGATGGAACAACTACATCATTTGTGCCACCAAGATTTGTTCCTTGTTTAGTGTCTGGGCTTGCTTACTACATAGCTATGAAAAGACCAGAGGTTGCAAATAGAGTAACACCTCTTAAACAAGAATATGAATTTCAATTTGAATTAGCAGCAGGTGAAGATTCAGAAAGTGCATCTGCTAGATTTGTACCTTACGACACATTTTACGGAGCTTAATTATGGCAGAAAATACAAAAAAAACAGTTAAAGATGGTAAAATTATTAAAGAAAACAAATCTTTCACAGTGAATAAAGACGGTAAAAAAGTTCTTAAACCAAGATCAATAGTAAAAGATTTAGGTAGGGTTCTTCCATTTCTTCCTATAGGTAGAGTAGGTGGCATAGCCTCTAAAGTACCGGGTGTAAAGAGTACTCTTAAAAAGATAGGAGACAAAGTTGTAAAAGGAGCAAGAGGAGCTGCAAATAAAATACAACAAAGAAATACTAAAGGACAAGGAGGTGGTAAGTTTAACCCTCCTAATGTAAAGCCTAACAGAAGCAATAAAAATAGCACTGCAGTTTCTAAAAGAAAAACTACTGAAATAAAAAAGCCAAGCACAGCTGTTGTTAAAAATTCACCAAAAAGATTTTCTCCTAATAGAGGTCCTAATACTCAGCAGTTAGCAAATAGAGCAGTTGTTACATCTGGTGTAAGTGAATTAATTAAACCTAAAAAATCTATTGCTGGAACTAATAAAAAGAAAAAAGATTTTGGTTTAGGTGGCACTGATCAGATTAAAAAGCCTAGCGTTAGGCAGGGTCCACCAAAAGGTCCTTTGAAATCAAAGCCAGTAAAGAAAAAAAGTAGAAGTAATATATCTAACTCTTCATCTTATGATGCAGACTTTACTAGAAAGAACTTAGAGAAAAGAGGTCTTAAGGCTAAAAACTTTATGTCACCTAAGAACTTTGGATCAACAACAAAAGAAAAAGAAAGAAAAATTGGTATAGCAGGAAATTTTAATACTGGAGGAAAAATGGTTAAAAGAGCAGCTGGTGGATTAAAGCCTGTACCAGAGGGTAATAAAGGATTGGGCAAACTTCCTTCTCCAGTTCGTAATAAAATGGGCTACATGAAAAAAGGTGGCATTGTAAAGATGCGTGGTGGCGGAGCAGCTACTAGAGGAATGAATTTTAATAGAGGTCGTTAATTGTCGCAACTGATATGCAATCTTCCTGCAATTCATGTTTGGGTAAGAAAAGAATATCTCAGAGATCATGAAGATGGTCATGGAGAGTTTGTTAAGGGCGTATGGGTTTCTTGCAAATCTATGCCGGGTAGAGCTTTTTATTTTGAAACCTATCTTCCTGATTATGGGGCCATGTTCGACAAGCTACCAATTAGCGCTTTTGTTTCTGAGCCAGAGACACCTAAGAAAGATTTAGAGCTTCATAACCTACAGTTTTGGAATTGTATGGATTACGGTGTTGTATCTATAC